TAGAGCTGCTGAAGGAGAAGGAAGAAAGGGTTCGCTTTAACAAGAAGGATCATTTCAACCTATATGAATGGCAGCGAGGACTAGCTAACTCCACTAAGGATGCACATCAGGTGTTGGCGATGTGTGCTAACCAGATTGGTAAGTCTACCAGTGGAGCCTACATAACAGCCTGTCACTTAACAGGGCTATACCCTGATTGGTGGAAAGGCAATAGATTCGAGAAGCCTCTCTACTGTTGGGCGGCAGGTGTATCTAACGACACCACTAGAGATATCCTACAGACAGAATTGTTTGGTCTGGCAGAGAGTGAAGAGTCTTGGGGAACTGGCATGGTTCCTCTAACGATGATTGGTGAGAAGACTAGAAGGCGAGGCGCTACAGGTAACACTTACGATAGTGTTATGGTACAGCACCACGACAAGAATGGTAAGCCTGATGGCTGGTCGCGTATTGGCTTTAAGTCATACGAGATGGGTGAAGAGAAGTTCTATGGCCGTCCAGTAGATTGGATTTGGCTAGATGAGCAGCCACCCTCTAACATCTACACTCAGTGTATCACTCGTACTGTAGCAACTAATGGCTACGTTATGATGACCTTTACACCAGAGGACGGCATGACCCCTGTAGTCAATCAGTTTATGAATGACTTGAAGAAGGGTCAACAGTTAATACAAGCTACGTGGGACGATGCACCCCACCTAGATGAAGACACTAAAGAACAGCTACTGGCACAGTATCCTCCGCATGAACGGAAGCTACGAAGCCAAGGCATACCTGTATTTGGTTCTGGTCTTGTGTTCCCCGTTCCAGAGGACTCTTTGATTATAGACTCCTTTGAGATACCAGATCACTGGAAGAGAATAGCTGGTCTTGACTTTGGGTATGATCACCCCACTGCTGTAGCTTGGATTGCTATAGACGAGGAGAGTGATACGTATTATCTATACGACACTTACTCAAGCCGTCAGGAGACCGCTATAATGCATTCTGCGGCCATTAAGCAAAGACCTGCATGGATACCAGTGGCATGGCCTAAAGATGGCTTACAGAGCGATAAGGGCAGCGGAGTGAGTCTTGCTTCTCAGTACAGAGATCAGGGCGTTAACATGTTGCACGACTGGGCGCGTAATCCTAAAGCGTCTGGAGATACAGGTAAGGGTAACAACTTTATAGAACCATCCATCATGGAGATGCTACAGAGAATGGAGACAGGTAGGTTTAAGGTCTTCTCCCATCTGCATGAATGGTTTCAAGAATTCAGATCATATCACCGGAAGGATGGGAAGATAGTTCCTATCAAAGATGATATTATGTCAGCGACTAGGTATGCTGTTATGTGCGCTCAGTTCGCAGTAGCAGGGCGGTCTAGTACTTGGCATGACTATGGTGATAAATCTCTTCCTATCAAAAACTGGAGTAACGTATAGATGGAAAGCATTACAAACGAATCATTAGCAGAAGTAATAGGCAGAGAACTTAATGCTGCCGACTCTTGGTCTAATGGTGACCTAGCAGATCAGCAGTCAGAGGCTCTTGACTATTACTATGGTCAACCCTTTGGCGATGAGGAAGAAGGCTTCTCCACTGTTGTTACACGGGATACTCTGAAAACAGTAGAAGGTATTATGCCCTCACTGATGAAAGTATTCGCATCAGGTGATAGCTTTGTAGAGTTTGAACCTACAGGTGCAGAGGACGAAGCAGCTGCACAGCAAGCCACAGATTATCTGAACTATGTATTTGATAAGCGATGCGATGGGTTTAACGTATTGTATACATGGTTCAAAGATGCCCTGCTAATGAAGAACGGATTGGTAGAGGTCAGCTGGTCACAGGACGAGCTATGTGATATTGAGAACTTTGTTGCTATTGAATCCATCGAACTACAAGCCCTTGAAGAAGAAGAGAACCTAGAAATTGTCAATAAGGAAGTTAACGAAGAAGACCCCAACCTCTATGACGTTACTGTTCGTCGTACTAACTATCGGGGTCGCCCAGTCGTTGACAACATCCCATCCTCTGAGTTTAGGATTAAGGCGAGAAGCAAGAGTATCAAGGATGCAGACTTTGTTGCACGGGTGCAGGACGTTAGTATTGGATCGCTCATCGATGCAGGATTTAACCGTGACGATATCTCTGAAGGACACGGATCAAGCTTAATCAAGAACCAAGTAGAGGACTCTCGCTTTGGTGATGTAGACGAGGCAGCTGACTTTGGTAATAGCACTGTAGTTGAGTATGTCAAGGCTTGGGTCAAGGTATTTGACGAAGACTCAGAAGAGATGAAGCTGTATCAAGTACACATGGTTGGTAACATAGTACTTGACAAAGAAGAAGTAGGCAGCGTACCTGTTATTAACCTGTCACCTATTATGATGCCGCATAAGTTCACTGGTGTTAGTATTGCTGACTTGGTTAAGGACATTCAGGAAATCCGCAGTAAGATGTGGAGACATACCCTCGACAATCTAGCCCTATCCAACGCTGGACGCTATGCTGCTGTTGAGAACCAAGTTAATCTACAAGACCTAATCGACAACCGCATTGGTGGTATTGTCCGTGAGAAGGTACAGGGAGCCGTTAGACAGCTTCCAGTGCCACAGCTAGGTCAGGCTACCTTCCCCTTCCTAAACGAGCTAGAAAAGGAACGAGAGGATCGTGCTGGTGTGTCCCGTATGACTCAGGGTCTTGACGCATCTGCATTAACCTCTAACACCGCAGCCACTGCTGTTAATCAGGTAATGACCGCAGCTCAAGAGAAGATTCAACTTATCGCTCGTATCTTTGCAGAGACTGGTGTTAAAGAACTATTCCTACAGCTGTACCGCTTGAGCCGTACCAATAACTCTGAAGTAGATATTGTCAAGCTCCGTGGTCGCTTTGTACCTGTTGCCCCTTATGATTGGAAAGACCGCTATGACATGACAGTCACTGTGGGTTTAGGTAACCAGAACAAAGACCAGCAGTTGATGCATTTGAACAACATATCTGTAATGCTGAAGAGCATAGGCGCTACTCAGTTTGGATACTTGATTCAGGCAGACCATGTACACACCCTAGCCACTGAGTTCATTAAGAATGCAGGTTATCGTAACGCTGGTCAGTTTATTGGCGATCCTAATGAGATTAAACCTCCACAGCCACAGCCGTCTGCTGATATGGTAGCCGCTCAGGGCGAAGCACAGAAGGATGCTGCTGATGCTCAGTTGAAGCAAGCTCAGGCTCAAGCACAACAGGCAGAGGCTCAGATGAAGCAAGCAGAACTACAGCTCAAGCTAGAGGCCATGAAGTTTGAGCGTGAGAAGTTTGAATGGATGAAGAAGAAAGAAGCTGCGGAACTAGGACTCGAAGCTCAACAGAAGCGCCCAGTGGGTATTGGCGATAGTAAATTGAGAATGAGTGGAGAGTGATTTGAACGAAGAAGAGAAAGCAAACGCAGCTAAGATGCTATTGAGAGGTGACCTATTAGGACAGGTTGTCTCTGATATTAAGGAAAACATAGCCGAAGCGTGGGCAGTGTCGGATGATATTGACGAGCGTGACAGGCTATGGTACTTGCAAAAGTCAATAGGGATGTTTGAAGAAGTCCTAGAAGGCTATGTATCTAACTACGAATTTGCACAAAAGTTGAAATAGTTCTTTACTTTTGGCATAAAGTGTGCTATAATATATACATAGATTAATATTAGATAACTTAATAGGAGGCTACCCCTAGTGGATGCCCTAAATGAAAACAGTATTGATAACGCAGTAGCCCGTCTTTTAACGCCCTCTACGGAGCAAGCCGATCAAGAAGTGCTAGAGCAAGAAACCCTCGAAGAGGAAACTCAAGAGGTCACTGCTGAAGAGAACGACACTGAAGTCGAACTTGAAGCAGAGGAAGAAACCGAAGTCGAAACGGAAGAAGACGACGGTGACGCTGAAGTGGGGGATTCCGAAGAAGAGGATGACCAAGCTGAGGTTCAAGAGGAGACTTCAGAAGATGATCTATACGCTGTTAAGGTGGATGGTGAAGAGTACGAAGTTAACCTCGAAGAGCTAAAGAAGGGTTATCAGCTAGAGAAGAATTACACTAAGCGAGTCCAGAAGCTACAAGCAGAGTCTCAAGAGTTAGATAATCTTAAGACAAACTTGACAGCTGAGAGACAACAGTATCTGCAACTTATGGAACTAGCTGCCGCACAACAAATGGCAGAGGTTAATAAGTCTAAAGAACTGCTTGCTTCAATCGACAAAGAAGCTGATCCAGTTGAATATGTACGACAGCAGCTGCGTGTTCAGGATGTTGAAGACAACTTACGTCAGAACATTCAGAACTTCCAAGCAGCACAACAACAGGCTGAACTACAGCGGCAGGAACAGCAGAAGAAGATTGTAGCTATGGAACAGGAGAAACTAAATCAGCTAGTACCTGAGTGGTTATCTCCAGAGTTTCAGAAAAGTGTTATTGATTATGCTAAGGAGCAAGGTTACGACGATGCTACCTTAAGCACTATTAGTACCGCTCGTGATATTGCAATGCTGAATAAGGCTCGTCTTTACGATGAACTTGTTAGTAAGAAGGCCACTGTTAAGAAAAAGCGGCAGCCTGTTATTAAGAAGAAAGTAAAGGCATCTGCTCCAGCAACTGCACAAACACGAAAGGCTCGAGCAGTTAAGGAACAACGGCAAAAGCTAAAACGCTCTGGTAAAGTGGAAGATGCAGCTGCGGCTCTTCTCTCACTAACTTCTTAATCTTATTATATTAAAGGACTATTACAATGGCTAATCCAGTATTTGAAACTTACGGAACCAAGGGAATCCGCGAAGACCTCGCAGATATTATTTACAACATCGCACCTACTGACACCCCATTTATGTCTAACGTAGGTAAAGGCACAGCTTCTGGTACTTATCACGAGTGGCAGACTGATGACCTAACTGCCGCTGCTGACAACAAAGTTGCTGAAGGCGCTGCCGCTCCAGCCGCTGAGTCTGTTGCTTCTGTACGTGTGGGTAACTACACTCAGATCGCTTCTAAGACTGTAAGCGTATCTGGTTCTAACGAAGCAGCTGATGCTGCGGGTCGTGCTTCTCAGATGGCTTACCAGCTGGCTAAGAAGGGAATGGAACTCAAGCGTGACATGGAGAAGACTCTAGTTGGTACTGACAAAGCACAGGTTGCTGGCGCTGCTGCTGGTACTGCTCGTGAGTTGGCTTCTGTTACTTCTTGGTTGGGTACTAACTGTAGCTTTGGCTCCGGTGGTGACGCTCCTGATGGTAATGGTACTGACATCGGTGCTGCTGGTACTGATCGTGTTTTCGAAGAAGGTCTGCTAACTGGCATTGTTGAAGACTGCTGGGTACAGGGTGGAACTCCTTCTATCATCATGTGTAACGCATTCCAGAAAGCTAAGATCACTGCTTTCACTGGTAACGCTACTCGTTACAAAGATGTTGGTGACAAGACTATCGTTAACGCAGTAGACGTTTACGTGTCTGACTATGGTGAGTTGGCAGTTGTACCTAACCGCTTTATGCTCAACGAAACTGTTCTGGTTCTCCAGCCAGATATGTTCTCTGTTGATACTTATCGTGACTTCCAGACTAACGATATCGCCAAGACTGGTGACTTTGAGTCTAAGCAGTTGCTGGTTGAGTACACTTTGACCTCTAAGAACGAAGCCGCCTCTGGTGCGATTCGTGATCTTACTGTAAGCTAATCGTTAAGTGCTACACAGGCTGGGGTGTCTTAAGAGGCACTCCAGCCTTCTATTATTCTAGGAGTAACTATGTCTGACGTTCGTACCCACATTATTCAAAACAACGATGACACTCTTAGCATCGGGACTACTCAAGACTATAGCTCAATCTTTACCAACAATAAGATCGAAGCTGACAATAATCTAAACCGAACTAACAAAGATACCTTTGGACGTAAGGTTGCTACTATCCCCCTTAATCTAATTAATGCTTGGTGTAAAGAATGGAACTGTTCTATGCATCAACTCTTTAACGATCCTTCATTGAAAGCAAAGATGTTTGCTCGTCTTAGAGATAGAGATTATTTGAAACTCCGTACAGATAATGGGCGTATATAATGGCAGTAAACAACTTAGGCGAACTCCGAACTCTAGTTAAGGATTGGAGTAACCGAACAGATATATCAAATTCAGTTATTGATTCGTTTATCAATATAGCTCAAGATAGAGCAAACAGAATCCTACGCCTTCCTATCTTGGAGGGCTTTTCTACAATTACAGTAACTAACAATACGCTGCTGCTTCCTTCAGACTACCTTGAGGTTAAGTCTCTCACTGTCGTGGTTAATGGTAAGTCTATAGAACTTGAGCGTAAAGACCTTGCCTTTGTAACTAAGCAGCAAAACAATCAAGGCATACCTAAGTACTTTGCTCGTAAGCAGAGTAAGTTTATTATTGGCCCATCCTCTGATGTTAGCTCTGCTGATCTTTATTACTACTATGTAGCTGATGATCTAGTTAATGATACTGATAGTAATTGGTTTGTAGAATATGGAACTGACTTACTTCTATATGGTGCATTAACAGAACTATCACTGTATACCAAGAACACAGAGGAAGCCCTTCAGTACGAAGCTAAGTTTAAAGCCACTGCTACAGACCTTATTAAGATGGCAGAGGATGCAGACTGGTCTGGTTCAACTATTAGCATTATACCTACGAGATAAACTATGACAGGCTTTTATAAAGAGTATGATGATACCTCCGGTGCTTATGTAAGCAGTGCTGAAGACGCAGCAGCGGCAGCTCTAGTATCTAAGAATGCAGCAGCAGCTAGTGCTACTGCGGCAGCGGCTTCAGAGTTGTCAGCAGGGGATCAGGCTACTGCTGCTTCTCTTTCACAAACTAATGCAGCAACTTCAGAAACTAATGCAGCTACGTCTGCTACTAATGCAGAGGCTGCTAAAGTTAGTGCAGAGTCTGCTAGAGATAGTGCAGCAGCTGATAGCGTCAGTGCAGAGGCTGCTAAAGTTAGTGCAGAGACTGCTAAAGTTAGTGCAGAGACTGCTAGAGATACTGCGGCTGGGAGTGCAACTACAGCAACAACTCAGGCTGGAATAGCAACAACAAAAGCTGGCGAAGCAGCAACTAGTGCTACTAATGCCGCAGCATCTTACGATGACTTTGACGATAGATACTTAGGTGCTAAGTCTTCTAACCCCAGTACAGACAACGATGGTGATGCTCTAGTTACTGGTGCATTGTACTTCAATACAACTACAAATGACATGAAGGTTTGGTCAGGTTCTGCTTGGCTAAATGCTTATGCTTCAACGTCTGGTACACTAGCTGCTGCAAACAACCTATCTGATTTAGACAACGTAGCTACCGCAAGAACTAACTTAGGTTTAGGCACAGCGGCTACTACAGCCTCTACTGACTACGCCACAGCCGCCCAAGGCACTACAGCCGACAACGCACTACCTAAGTCTGGTGGTGCTATGACAGGGGCTATAACAACTAACAGTACGTTTGATGGACGAGACGTAGCCACTGACGGAACTAAACTTGACGGTATTGAAGTTGGTGCTACAGCAGACCAAACTGCTGCTGAGATTAAAACCGCCTATGAAAGTAATGCAGACACTAACGCATTTACAGATGCAGATCATACTAAACTTGATGGCATTGAGGCCAGTGCAGACGTTACAGACACAGCTAACGTCACAGCCGCTGGTGCAGTGATGGACGGCGAGTTGACTAGCGAGGCATCTGTTAAGGCATTAGACCAAGGCGTAGCCACTACAGACAGCCCTACATTTGCCGCTATCAATGTAAATGGATTGGTGACCAGCGATGACTTCCAGATTGATTTAGGCACAACTACCGCAGCGGCTGAGATAACCACCCCCTCAAGCATTTCTGGGTTTCAAGCGTTGCGTGTTAGAAACACACATACAGATG